ATGAAAAAGTATCTAAACGATCCTGATAACAAATATTTTAGAACAACACCAACGAGGGTTTAATTATGTGGTTATACGCATTCGGCGTTGCAGGACGCGCACAAACTGACACAGCAAATGGATACAGAGTCCTAAACCAAAACATATTCTTCTCAGCCCGTAACGTCTAATGGCTATTGGGACATACGCTGAACTTCAGACCGCTGTAGCTAACTGGCTTGACAGGGATGATCTGACCGACAGGATACCAGAGTTTATAGCTTTGGCAGAGGCGAAAATGAATCGCAATCTGCGTATATCCCTTATGGAGAATGTGAGTACGGATATATTAATGGCTGGGGGGACTAGAGATTATCCTCTTCCCACGGGGTTTACGGGGATGAAGGAGTTTCACCTAACGACTTCTCCCATAACTCCCCTGTCTTACATAACTCCAGAAATGATGAATAGGATGTGGGCTGGTAGCAATACAGGAAGACCACAAGCATTCACCTTATTTTCTGATGCTGGAACAAGAAAGATTAGGGTAGGACCATCTCCAGATTCAGACTATACAACTTCCATGCTTTTCTTAAAGAAGATAGATAATCTATCTGTTTCTAACCCTACAGAGACTATGCTGACAGAGAATCCAGATATTTATCTTTATGGGGCTTTGTTAGAAGCAGAACCTTTCCTTATGAATGATGCTAGGGTTCAGCTATGGGCTGGTATGTTACAACAGGTCGCAAAAGACCTACAAGATAGAGACATCTTTGACCGTCACTCAGGCTCTGCGTTGAGGGTTATGAACACAACAGGATATCCATAATGGCATTAGACACTGGAAATTATATTAGCGATCTTGATCGCTTAAATCCCACCTCATCTGATCTGGTTTCTGAAGGAGATGACGTTCTTAGGTTCGTCAAGAAAATTCTTCAGAAGACCTTTCCTATGGGAACTGACTCTACTGCGGATACTGGTGTAGGTCCGGACCAAGCGGTTCAGGTCATTATAGCGAAAGCTACTGCCCCGACTATAGGTGGTACTGCCGCAGAATCTACGGGCCTTGTCTGGCTAGATACGACTGCTAATTTACTGAAGATAAGAAATCAGGCTAACGATGCGTGGATTACCCTAGCTATTGACCCAGAGACAAGCAACTCAGTAGATATTAATGCTGGTACGATAGATGGTGCTGTAATTGGTGGTGCGGTTGCTGCTGCGGTAACCACTACAGACTTAACAGCAACAACTGCTGACATTAACGCTGGTACTGTTGACGCCGTTCTAGGTGGAACAACTCCAGCAGCAATTACTGGCACTACAATAAAGGCTAATACCAGCCTAGAGTTAGCTACAGGCGCTACAGTAACTGGCATTGATAATGCAACTTTAGCGACAGGTAGTGCTACTCTTGTACCGACACAAGGAGCGGTTAAAACATATGTTGACGCACAGGTTACGGCACAAGATTTGGATATCACTACTGACAGTGGGACTATTGATATTGATCTCGACAGTGATACTCTCACGGTGGCTGGCGGATCGGGTCTTAATAGTTCGGCAACAGGTACAACGGTTACTATAGCGGGAGATGACGCTACTACATCTGCTAAGGGTGTAGCCTCTTTCTCCTCTGATCACTTCTCTGTATCTTCTGGAGCGGTTAGTATCGCTACGGACTCTATTGATGACACCCTTATCGACTTTGGAACAGGAACTAATCAGGTATCTACTGCGGATGTTCCAGAAGAGACTAATCTTTATTATACCAACGTCAGAGCAGACGCAAGGATAGCAGCGGCTGATATCGGGGATCTAAATAATATTGATACCACTGGTGTTGCTGATGACGATATTCTTAAATACGATTCTGCTAGTAGCACTTTTAAGGTAGAGGCAGATAGGATTGCAAACCACTTAACAACAAAAGGTGATTTGCTTGGATTTTCAACTGAAGAAACGAGAATCCCAGTTGGAGCAGATGGTAAGGTTATGACCGCAAGAGCAAGTGCAACTTTCGGTATTGAATGGGAAGACTTAGTAGATAACTCAGCTGCAATGGCACTGGCATTAGGAGGCTAGTATGGCAAATACTTTTACAAACGCAGGGGTAGCCATACAGAATACTGGCGCACCTATCACATTATATCAAGTGCCTATTGGACAGGACTCAGCAGTAGTACACTCTATTTATCTATCTAACATTGACGGTACAAACTCAGTGAATGTTGATATTGAGGTGTCTACAGATGGGGCTGGCTCTGGTAGCTTCTTCTATGTAGGTAAGACGATTCCAGTACCAGCGGATTCTACGCTAGTCCTTGATAAACCAATTAACTTGAGGAATGCAAACGCCGCAAGTGCCGGAGATATGATTAGATGTACCGCATCAGCAGACGGTGACTTGAATGGATTTTGCAGTGTGCTGGAGATAACGTAATGAGTTACATGGGCAAGGTAAGACCTACGGTTGCTCTAACGTCTAGCGACATAGTTGATGGAGCTATTACAACTGATAAGATAGTAGATGATGCTGTAACTGATGCTAAGGTAGCCAATGCTATCAATACTTCTATTGCAGCTAACACCGCTAAAGTAACAAACGCTACACATACCGGAGATGTTACTGGTGCAACGGCTCTTACTATCGCTGCTGATGCAGTTGATATCGCTATGCTTAGTGCTACAGGTACGGCTGATGCTACTACCTTTTTGCGAGGCGACAATGCTTGGGCTTCTGCTGGGGGCGATAACACCCCAGCGTTTGAGGCAACGATGAGTGGGAATCAGACTTTATCCTACGACTCCGTTACTATCGTCCAGTTTGACACAGAGGTTTTTGATACTGACAGTGCCTACGATAATACAACTAACTACCGCTTTACAGTTCCATCAGGTGAGGGTGGAAAATATTATGTCTGGGCTAAAAATTGGATAGAAGGTCCAGCCGCTACTACAGTAATTCAATTTTGGCACAATATTTATAAGAACGCTACTTACGCCGACGGTATGTACAACGAATACAAACCTAAAAACAGTTACGGGTATGGGTTCACACTTATGAGTGCCGGCGTTATGGATTTAGCGGCGGCAGATTATATTGATGTCCGAGCTTATTTGGAAAGTACCACTGGCGCTGCTGGTTCGATTAAAGCCGCTACTATGTCATCAGTATTTGGTGCATACAAATTGATAGGGGTATAAGCATGGTTACATCACAAGGATTGCAAAGGTTGGGATTCAAATCTATTAATATGGTCGAGGATGGGGATTTTGGACTACAGAATGATGGTGCTGGAGATTATATATCTGTATGGAAATCAGCACAACCACAACCAACAGAGGCAGAGATAGAAACTGCCCACGCAGAATGGAAAGCAGAATACGATTCTCAAGAATACGCCCGTAACAGAGCAGAAGCATACGCATCCACTGGCGACCAACTAGACATGCAATACTGGGATAGCGTCAACGATACAACGACATGGAAAGACCACATAGCATCCGTTAAGGCACAATTTCCAAAGGTATAAACTATGGCATTAACAAAAGTAACAAGCGGGATGGTAAATCCTGATCCATCTGATGCTTCTAACCTCAGTAGTGGCTCTGTTCCAGCGGCTAGATTAGACAATATAGATACCTCTGGAATTGAGAATGATCTTGCTTTAATCGCATTTAAGGTCGCTTCTAACGGCAGCCTTGCTAAGTACAATCTTGTCGATCAGACAGTGGATGCGTTCGAGGATGCTTCTGGAATTGATGCCTCAGCATCGACAAATGAATCTAGAAATGCTAGTAATTATTATAGTGGTGTTAGTTCTTCTTCTGGCAACGCCACAGGGGATGGCACACAAACTACTCATGGTTCGTATACCGTAGACACATTTCTTGCTGATGGGGATTGGATCGCACCATCCACTAACACCGTTTCGGTCTTAGTTGTGGGCGGAGGCGGAGGCGGAGGAGGCGGGAGTGGAGCCTCGTTTGGAGCGGGTGGTGGTGCTGGAGGGTTTAGGACTGATGCAAGTTACTCTGCCCTCGCCCAAACCTATGCCGTAACAGTCGGCGATGGTGGGGCTGGTGGTGCTGCTGATTCCTACGGGTCTTACGGAAATGACTCTGTATTTGGAACTATTACATCCACTAAAGGTGGTCGCGGGTCTACGGCGAATCAAAGTGTTGGTGGTGACGGTGGTTCTGGTGGTGGTTCTGGAACAAACAGCACTGGTGGGTCTGGTAATACTCCATCAACAAGCCCATCACAAGGTAATGATGGAGGCTCTTGGAATAATTCTAACGCTAACGTGGGCGCACCTAGTGGTGGTGGTGCTGGCGCGGCTGGCGAGTTCCCTAATAATCTTCCAATGGGTGGAGATGGCGGCGATGGACTAGAAAACGATTACAGGACTGGTTCTAATGTATTTTACGCTGGCGGAGGCGG